GCTGGACAGAGTCATACAATTTAATCGCTGACTTCAGGGCTTTTAGCCATTGTTTCCCTCTTTGACCTCGGTTAAAGAATGGAACATTTGGAACTTGGATTCCGAGATGCCCCGCTATGAAAGAAATAGTTTCTTTCATGGGTCCGAAGACACCCTCTTCTTTGATCCGGATCGCGTTCCGAGCCTTCCAGACCGTTGGCGAATCGACACGCTGTTGCATGTCGTGAGCGTTCAGTCTGTAAGACAAGGATCTTGATCCGTCGAACGGAGGGATATAGTTACAATTGGTAAAGAGTTCGATCCAGAGCTTAACTATCTGTGTCAGGGTTGGCACAGGTGGTTTCACCTTGGAAACATCTCCCGCAATTGTAGCAGTCTTCGGCTTCACGGGTTTCAGTAGGCGGTCGAGTCGCATCTTTACTCTGGTCACTGCGAGAGCCTGTTCTGTGTTAACTTTGTTGATGCAGAACTCGAGGTAATCGTAGGTAGACGGGGTAAGGGGGCAGATTACGTCCGCCATGGAAGATGGAGCCGGATAAGGGCATGTTGGCCCTCTTTCCGACGCTCCCCGGAGTTTGAGCGGCGCAGTTAGTCGACCCCATTCCGCCCAATCTTTGGGTGGAACACCAGGCAGCCCTTGCAGGCGCCAAGCATCCGACACCCTCTGAGAGGGAAAGTCCGATGGTCGAAAGAACTGCGTTGCCAGAGACTCCGCTGATAATCTCTTCTCTAACTCCTCCCTCAGGGTAGCAATGAAATATTGTTTTAGGCTCTCGTCGAGCTCCTCGATTAGGGATTTATCAAGGATGATCTGTCTTACCAAGGTATTATCCTCAGGGGTGAGGATATTGGTTAGCCAGATCAGAATCCGAGATACGGTGATCTCGTTTTCGTCAATCGATGAGAACGGGTTATCCGAACAAAAATGAACTAATCGCAGGAGCGATGACGCGCGGAGCCCAGACATTTCTGGTGCTAAAGATGTCCACTGCGCCGCAGTGAGTGTCCGTCGTAAGACGGAACTCGACGTCTGCAACGCCCCAATCCTAGAGACTATCCTCTTGGCGAATTCTCTCCTAGTTGACCAAGTGATTGAACTCAGTTCCTCACGAAGGCTAATAGGTGATAGGTCGCCCAAAGGGTGAAATCGTCGGTTCGCAAACTCGAAGAAGTTCTTAGAACTTTTAAGAGATTTTTGCAAACCTATGATAATGGAAAATGCTTTACAGCACTCAACATACGAGTTGGATACCCGCACATCGGTTGCTATGTCCACATCGTCTCCTAGGATCAGGTAATCTGAGAACCAACGTGGCTTTCTAGTACCCCGCCAGTTCGAAAACTGTACGAGACTATGATGCACCAAGGCCATCGAGGCCCATGACGACAATGCCCCCATAGGCTGTCCGGTATTATACCGGACAGACTGAAGCGGACTGTCATCATCGCCACTCGTTGGTAAGAAGAAGTCTCTATCTGTGAGTATTGCTGACCACAAGTTTGCTCTCTCGACACCTTGCTCGTATGTTTCTCCCTTCGCTACTAGTAGCGGAGCGAGAACACACTTGTAAAGCTCAAGAGGGATCAAATCGGTGGCCGACTTAAGATCGTAAGACCAATGTGGACTTAATCCACGCTCGTAATATCGTTTAACCGTTCCGTCTTGATCGAAAGTTGCATCATTTTTGTGCAACAGACGTAATAGGCTGAACAAATGAACGTGAACGGGCCACATGGCTGTCTGGGTCCAATAATCGCAAATTGCTACGACTCTGACCTTGCCCGCAGGCTCCTCGATAGGATGGAGTCTGCCCAGAATCGGTTGACCTGGGCGTTTCAAGAACTGGGATGACGGTCGGACGGCCATCCACCATTGGCCCGCGGTGTAGAATGGGACTTTGTCCTCAAGAGAGTCTAAGACTCCTGGATCAGATAGATCCATATATTTTGATTCTACAGCGTGAGCTTCTAGTTGGCGGGCCATCTCTTCGTCCCCATGTAACTTGAACCACTCCTGGATGTAATTCCGGGGCTGGTTAGCCCAGGCCTTAGCATCCAACGATGCACCCGAGGAGGAAATGGGCATGTTCGGTCCCGCTGACGTTAGTAGGAGCCCCTTCGCGGACTTGTACTCAAAGGGTGGCAGGGTGCCATCCTTCGTGTGCTTAGCGATCAAACCGGGAAAGATATCCCGGCAGAACAGCTTGTAGTCCTCGAAGAGCGGTGACTTACTAAGATCTGGATGAGGCTGAGTGATCGTATCAGTTGCCATAGCTGGATGCGGAGCATCCATGGCCCGGTATATGTTAAGTACCGAGGCCAGCAACCGAGTAATCGGAAGGTTATTGGAGCGGATACGGGATCTCAGATCTTTTCCCCAACATGTGGGGAGACCATTGGTGAGGCGGATGCCCCATCCAATGGGTTGCGTAGTAGTCAGCGGGTTTCCGGAAAGAAAAGAGTAAAGCGTGAAAAGACTGACCTTCAGATGAAGAACAGCCGCTTTCTGCCCATTTCGTCGGATGAGCCCTTGGAGATTCTTAGTCAGAGGAAGGAGAAGTAAGGGAACCATTCCCGGATTCTTAACCTCAGTATAGTGGGCCAATTGGCGCGCCCACATAGTTACTGTCCGAGGGACAGAGCCAGCTGTTTCGGAAACCATAGTTGAATTTTTAACTTGGGGAACATTCTTTCGAATTGTATCCCTTAAAGAAAGAAATGTTTTCCAGGCGAAACGTTCGCTGCGGGACCATCGATCAAGATATCCTCTCCCCCCACGGGGGGGGGTATTTTTAGAAGAAGGGTCATTCCGAAGAGGGGTCGGCTGGGGCGTGCCAGGGCGGGCTACTAGAAGGATGGGGAGATCGTTAGAAGCCGCAACTTTGGCTTGTGACAAATATTCCGCTTGGGTCAGGTACAAGAGTCCGTCGGGATTAAAGGGGTCTACCACGACGAAAGGTCTGGTACTCTGATGGTCCCAATCGACAAGTATCTGCCACTGAGCGATGGTTCTAGTCACAGGCTTAAGGGCCAAGACATCCTCCATCGATAGCGCCACACCTGCCACTAGGAACTTATCCCCAGAATAGCAACATGATGAGGTAGAGAAACTCGCTGTGCGAGCTTCTCCCGGACATATTAGCAGATTGAAACATGGATTGATGAAAATCATGAAATGTGATAAATGTTGGTATGTTAGGGGAAGCAGTAATAGCAACTATTTTCCTCACCCGGGTGGGCGGACAGGTTTGGAATCACCCGGAAAACGGTGTGTCAAACTTTCTCCCCCACACGGAAAAGCACCCAGTGCGCCTATTTCCCGTGCAGGTTATCCTGCATGACATCCTTCCCCATGTACAGCCAGGTAAGACTGGTACAGCAGGGGGCACAAAGTCCATCTCAACTAAGAGATGGGCATAACTCGTTGGGATCACCATTGACCTTACGGCCGGGCCCGCGAACGGGCCGTTGGGTGGGAGGTCCCATGCGAGTGCTACCAAACACTGCTGGGACACTTTGCTGTTCTAACAAGACGCATAGTGTCTTGAGGGCGACTGAGGCTCAGGCCTGCAACTTATTTATTTCTGTTGCAGACCTCTCCTGTTCCTCACCCCTCACATTGTACATGTGAGTTTAGCTTATCCTAGGCTGACCCACTCCACTCACCTAAGTAGGTTTCACAACCTACCCTAGGTGGAGCCATCCCCCGCGAGTGCGGTCCAATCACGCGGTTAGTCTTTCCCAATCGGTCACCCGACTGAGTATCCCTGATTAGGATGGCTCATGATCTTCGATCTGAGTTATTCTTTGATGGGAAGGAATTCGTCCATGATAGCCTCATGGAGAAGGCGTGGTAGGAGGTCCTATTAGGGTCTCCTCCTAAGACGAACGGCCCGCCGGGATCGGTCAAAATCCCTAAGCGGAGTTTGGTATCCAAGCCAAC